ATCCTTCACGCTACGGGTGTCGGGATCATCAGATGAGACGTTCAACGCGGATCGGATTGCCTCCGCGTGGAAGAGAAGGGCCTGAACGACAGCAACCCGCTCGTCGTGGGTTTCGATGTTCTCGTCATCGGATTGCGTGAGAATGAATACCTTCATCTTCACATTGAACACCCCGGTCCCCGGAGGGAACTCGTCGTTCTCGGACGCCGCTTCTCCATAGACGACCACACAAGGAAGCGTGCGCTTCTCGGCCCGATGACCGGCGAAAACCTCGACTCCCGCAAGCTCGGTGCGTCCGGAGAGGTAATCGCGGAACGCCAGTTCGACTTTTCGTTTGAGTGGGTTCATAGACCGGAGGATCGCACTTTGGCTTGCAGGAATTGGCGGGCATTCTTTTCCATGTCCCGCACGCGGGAGGAAAGAAGTTTGGCAAGCTTGGTCGCCGGAAAAATCTGCGACGCATACTCAACCTCGTTGCTCATGGTAATCGAGGGGTTGTCTGCCTGGTTGGATTGATCCTGGACGCGACCGAGGATTTCCCCGCCCGACTTGCCAATCCACGCCGGGAACTTGGCAGCGACCGCCCGTGCGCCCGCAATCCAACCGGCTTTGGCTTTACCGACCCGCTTTTGCACCTCCCGGATGTAGCTTCGCAGAGCCGCTTCCTTCTCAATAACCACGGTCGGACGACGCCCTTTGCGCACACGTCCGCCCACACGGGCCTTTTGGTGCTCGGCGGGGTCAGGGACGCGAACGACCCGCATATTGCGTGATTTGGCCTCAGCGGATCGCTCAAAGATGATGCGCAGCACATCCCAGTCGCGTTTATTCCAGAGCTTCTGAATGGAAGGATCGCGGAATTTGACCTTGTCCAAGTTCTTCTCCGAGGACATGGCTTCGAGCCGTTGCGCTGCGATTTCTTTGACCAGGAACGGAACATCCTTAAACGGGATGAATACCCGTCGCACGTCGGACTCGACCGCTAGGGCTCCCTTTGTCTGTGCGGCCTTGTTCTTCCCAAAAGGTGGCGTCCACTCGATCAACCGCTCGACCAGCAATCGTGCCTGCATGCGGATGACATCTGGCCAGCCCAGTTGGGTTTCCCGCTGGAAGCGAACAAGGGCGTTCTCGAACTCGCGGGTGTCGGCATCGATCTTAACAGGATCACTCATCGGGCGTCGTCACGTAGAGGATGAGAAGTGGGTAACCGGGATGGTCCCCAATGCGAACGATTCGGAAATCTCGTCCGTCGAATTGGATGCGGTCGCCGTGGGATGGACGCTGGGCCGTGAAAGCAGACCGCGCTACCTTGATCGTGAAGTCAGCAGATTCCACGATCCCACCGATATCGAATTCTTGGGCGGTGATGGGCGCGGAGATCAGCCCTTGGATCGTCTGACCATTCCAGATTACCGGCTCGCCCATTTCTGCAAGGAGCTTGGCTAGATCGGCGGATTTCTCGGATTTGAGGCTCACGCTTCCACGCAGCTGTCAACGCGAAAAACCCCCACCACCTTGACGGTGGTGAGGGCTTGATTGCACCCGAACTAAAGAGGGAGGTTAGGTTCCAGTTGGCTTGACGATGCGTTTGATCCCGGCACCGACGGCCTTCTTAAATCCGTAAAGGCACTCCACCGTCACAAAGATGCGGTTGGAGTTGGTTTCCGTGTAGCGCAGGTAACCGAAGGTAAGTCCGGTTTCCGGATCGGTGACGGCACCAGCCTCATCGTATTTGGCCACCGGCACAAGATAACGCATCGCGACGGCAAGACCCGAGGGATGGGCCGCAAAACCCGCGAGTTTTTCCCCGTTCTCGGGGATCACCGTGCTGGGATAGACATCAAACCCACCGATGCGGCGAAGCTGGGCTTCCACAACGCCGGTTTGCGAGAGCGGAAGAACAAAGCTCTTGGCGACCACATCATCGGCCAGCAGGTTGGTGTAATAGGCGTCATCCAAAATCAGCGAGCGATCGGCGACCGGCATCTTGGCTTGGCTGCAGGCTTCGCGGATTTTGAGCACCTTCTTGTAGTCGAAGGCATCCGCGTTGAGTGCGGGGATGGCAGGGGCACCGTAGTTGGCGGCGGTGATCTCCGAAAAAATGTCCACAAGGACATCCTCGGCCAGTTGTTTGACCGCGCTTGCCACCAGCGTTTCCAAGACCGGGACAGCGGTTTCCGCCGCCTCGCGAGCCGTCACGTGGACGGTCTTGTATTTGTGGCGGTTGAGAACTACCGGAACCACCGTGATGGTCGAGTCGGCGTCGTCGGTATAGTTGCCGGTAAAATCGCTGGATTGACTGGGAGTGCCCACTACCGGCACCCGAACCGTGTCGAGCTTGTCGGCGGGCTCAGGCGAGAAGTTGGTCGAAAACGCTCGAAGCGGAGTGAGTGACGCCATAAACGGCTGGAGCGCGTTCTGGGCCACTTTGATGTCTTTAACGTTGGTGAGTGTGTTGGGCATAGCTGTCGTGCCTCCTTATTGGGCGTTGAGAATGAAGGCTTTCTGCTGGGGCGTGAGATTGCGCCAAAAGACTGTCTGTTCTTTGGGGTCGGTGATGGCATTGAAGCGTTCGAGAAGTCCCTCGCTCTGGGAGTCTCCTTGCGGGGTGACCTGCGCAGGCACAGACGTGCCTGTTTCCGCCACGATCCGCGCCGCTTCGACAGAAGCCCGTTTGGCCAGGTCCTGTTCCCGGCTTTCAAGTTGCGCGTTCTTTGCCGTGATGGATTCAATCGACTGGCGGGCCGTGGCTAGGTCGTTCTTAAGTTGGTCGCGCTCTTGGGTCAGAGATGCGAGCGAGGCGGTTTGCCGCTCGATCTGGCTGCGGAGTTCATCGGCTTGTTGGGAAGCCTCAGCCAGGAGCGCCTCGCGCGCCACAGCATCCGCTTCGAGCTTTTGCACACGCTCGAGGGCGGCGTTGAGTTGATCTTCGATGGTCATTACCCTCACAACGGTGTCAACCTTGCGAACATGCAGGGACCGAAGCCGTGCGATGGCGGTGGCGCGATCTTTGATGGCCCCGGCCAAATTGAATCTCTGGGCATTGCGGGCCGAAAAGGTCTGACCCTCCATCGCCTCGTCGGGAATCTTTCGCCCTTTGGCCAACACCGCCGCTTTGAAATCCGTAGCAATTTCGTTCACATCGCTCTGGAGCCATTCCCGCTGCTCCTCGGTGAGTGAGGTTCCAGGAGTTCCCGCGCTCTTGAATTTCCCGGCGGCAAACACCTCGATCTTCAACCCTTCTTGACGAAATGCCTCCGATGAATCCACCACCGGCAAAATCACCCCAATGGAACCCACGCGTGCGCTGGAGCTGCAGTAGATGGCATCACATTGAGACGCCACCCAATACGCCGCCGAGCACATCTGGCCGGCAGTAAAGGCGTAGACGTATTTCTGCCGTGAGGCATCCGCAACCGTCTGAGCAAGTTCCGGAGTGCCATTGACGGTTCCTCCAGGACTGTCGATGTCGAGAAAGACGGCTTGCACGTCCTCGCGCTCCACAGCTTCCCGAATGGCGCGGGCGATTTCCTCGGTATCCGTCGCCCCAAAAATGAGCACAGACAGTGGGTCCGGCCGACGTAGCATCGGACCGCAAATGGAGATAACGCCAATTCCGTCTTCGACCGAGAGAAGCGGATGGGATTCTTTGGTCTGAAGGCTTGATGGATGATCCAGAAACGCCAACTGCGAGCTGGCCATCGTTTCGAGAGCGTCCGGAGTGATGAGCCACGGTTGTTTGCGAAAAATGCTGAACTTCACCCTCGCGGTGGGGTGTCAACGGAGTCGGGAGGTGAGGGGAATACGATTCCGCCGGCCGGTTTCCAGAGCATTTCCAGGGGGATGTCGTATTTCTTGGCGGTCTCCAAAATCATACGGGCATCCCGCGCCCGGCGCTCCAACTCTTCTCCGAAGTCCGCACCCAGCTCCTCATAGTGATCCGAGATGGTTTTGAGTCCCATCTCGACATCGGCTCGGTTTTGCTGCGCCTCTCTACCCGCATCCACCGTGATCCGTTTCGGGCATACGCAGGAAATCCTGTGCCAGTCCACCATGGGTTCCAATTCACCGCGCTGGATGGCATCGGCGATCACGTAGGCCCACACCGGCTTCATCAGTCGCTGAATTAAGATAAGCTGGCGGAAGGAAAATCTCCGGTCGGCTTTAGCCACGACCAATCGCACTCCCGCCCCAGTAATAGTGCTTGAATCTGCCGCAAACTCGTAGGGGATGACTCCAAGGGCACTGTCCCGGCGCAAATGAGTTAGGAAACCCGTGAAGGTCGGGCTGGGACGGTTGGACTGAAAACTATCAAGACTTTCATCGG